GGCAACACCCAGCTGATGAAGGAATTCCCCGGTGGCGTGCTGATCATGACGGGCGCCAACAGTGCCGTCGGCCTGCGCTCAATGCCGGTGCGCTACTTGTTTCTGGATGAGGTGGATGGTTATCCGGGCGATGCCGATGGCGAGGGCGATCCGGTGGCGCTCGCCGTGCAGCGTGCCGCCACCTTCGTCAATCGCAAGGTCTATCTGTGCTCAACGCCGACCCTGAAGGGTTTCTCGCGCATTGAGGCGGCCTACCTGGAATCGGATCAGCAGGTGTTCGAAGTGCCCTGCGACCACTGCGGCGCACACAGCCAGATCCTCTGGCGGGACATCAAGTGGCCGACCGGCAAGATGAATGATGCCGCCTGGCACTGCCCGCACTGCGAGGGCATCCACCCCGAGTACCGCAAGCCGGCGCTGCTCGCCAATGGCCGCTGGACCGCCAAGGCCGAGGGTGACGGCAAGACGGTGGGCTTCCATCTGTCGAGCCTGTATTCACCGTGGCTGACCTGGGGCGAGATCGCCCAAGAACACCACGCGGCCAAGGACGACCCGGTGCGGCTCAAGGTCTGGGTCAACACCAAGCTGGCAGAAACCTGGGAAGACCGGGAGGGTGAGACCTTGGACGCTGAAGGCCTGATGGAGCGCCGGGAAGTCTACGGTCCGGCTATTCCCGCCGAGGTGGCGCTGCTGACCTGCGGCATCGACGTGCAGGATGACCGCCTCGAATTGGAAGTGGTCGGCTGGGGCCGGGACGAGGAGTCCTGGTCGGTGGATTACAAGGTGCTGTGGGGTGATCCGTCGGCGCCGGACACTTGGTCGCAGCTTGATGCCTACCTCGGCAGTCGCTTCGAGCACGAGACCCTCAGCAATGGCCTGACCATCGAAGCCGCGTGTCTCGACACCGGCGGCCACCACACCCTGGCGGCCTACGCCTTCTGCAAAGGCCGTGAGCGCAAGCGCATCTGGGCGATCAAGGGTGGCTCGGGCAAACGGCCGATCTGGCCCAAGCGCCCGAGCAAGGCGAACAAGGGCAAGGTCAATCTCTTCACCGTCGGGGTGGATGCGGCCAAGGAGGCGATCTACGCGCGCCTCAAGAAGGAGGCCGGCGCGGGCGCGATGCATTTCCCGCTGGACCGCGATGCGCAGTATTTCGAGCAGCTCACGGCTGAGCGCATTCGCACCCGGTATGTGAAGGGCTTTCCGCAGCGCTTCTGGTGGAAGCCCGATGGCCGCAGGAACGAAGCACTGGACTGCCGGGTGTACGCCTATGCCGCGCTGCACGGTCTCTTGTCGATGGGGCTGAACCTGAACAAGCGGGTCGAGGCCTTGCCGCCGATTCCGCTTGTTCGCAAGGGCAGAACGGACGGCAAACCGTTGTCGGCACCGCTGACGCCGAGTCCGCGCCGGCGCCGTATGGCCATTTCTTCCAACTACCTCTGATACCGCCAGCCTCCCGCTGGCCGGGAGTGCTGTCCATGACCCTCGAACAACTCAAGGCCCAGCGGGAAGCCCTGCAGGCCGCGCGCTTCAATGGTGTGCTCACCGTGAAGGCCGGCGACAAGTGGGTCACCTACAAGTCGGATGCAGAACTGCAATCGGCACTGGGCGATCTAGATCGTGAGATCGCCAAGGTGGAAGGCCGCCCGCGTGCCCGACGCATCCGCACCTATGCCGGGAAGGGGCTGTGATGGGGATGCTCAAAAGCCTGCGCCGCAAGGTCGGCGCCATGGTGGGGGGCTTCGAAGGCGGACTGTCCGCCCGACGCCTCAAGACCTTCGCGGCCAGCCGCGCTCACGTCAATACACTGATCCAGGCGGCTGGCGCCGACATGACCGCCCGTGCCCGGTACCTGATCCGCAACAACGGCTACGCCGCCAATGCGGTCGAGTCCTGGGCCGGCAATGCGGTGGGCACCGGTATCAAACCCTCGTCGGGCATCGGTGATGCGGTGCTCAAGGACCGGGTGCAGCGGCTGTGGCTGCGCTGGACCGACGAATCGGATGCCGAAGGGCTGACCGACTTTTACGGACAGCAACGCCGGGCTGCCCGGGAACTGTTCATCGCCGGCGAGGTGTTCTTCCGCATTCGTCCGCGCAGGCCGGAGGATGGCCTTTCGGTCCCGCTGCAGTTACAGATGCTCCCCGCCGAGATGCTGCCCTTGAACCACAACCAGGCACTCGACAACGGCCACCGCATTCGCCAAGGCATCGAGTTCGACCGCATTGGTCGCCGCGTCGCCTACCACTTCCTGCGCCGCCACCCGGGCGACATCACCGATCCGGGATTGGCTGGTGAGACCGTGCGCGTACCGGCCGAGTCGGTGCTGCACATCGTCGATCCGGTCGACGCCGGACAACTGCGTGGCGTCTCGCGCTTCTCTCCGGCGCTGGTGAAGCTGTTCCTGCTCGACCAGTACGACGACGCCGAACTGGACCGCAAGAAGGTGGCGGCGATGTTCGTCGGCTTCGTGCGCCGGCCCGAGCGCGACTTCGACAACAGCAACGAGACAGACGACCGAGGGGAGCCGCTGCTGCCACTCGAACCCGGCCAGTTGCAGATCCTGGATGACGGCGAGGACATCACCTTCTCGACCCCGGCCGATGTCGGCGGCAACTACGAGAGCTTCCAGTACCGCACGCTGCTGCAAGTGGCCGCTGCCTTGGGCTTGCCCTACGCGAATCTGTCGGCTGATATGTTGAAGGCCAACTACTCAAACACCCGGGCGGCCTTGCTGGAGTTTCGCCGTCGCATTGAGGCCTTCCAGCATTCGGTGCTGGTGTTTCAACTGTGCCGGGCGGTGTGGGCACGCTGGATGGACACCGCCGTTCTCTCGGGCGCACTGGATCTGCCGGAGTACGAACAACGCCGACCTGACTATCTGGACTGCAGCTGGCTGCCTCCACGCTGGGACTGGGTCGATCCCCTGAAAGACATCCGCGCCGAGATCAACGCCATCGAAGCCGGGCTCAAGTCGCGCACCCAGGCGATTGCCGAACGGGGCTTTGACGCCGCGATGGTCGATGCCGAGATCGCCGGTGACCACCGGCGCGAGGACAGCCTGGGACTGCGCTTTGGGCGGGAACCTGTCCCAACGGCTGCACCGCCAGGGGCGAGTTAGCGCTTCAGGTCGCGGTAGAAGTTCTCGTGGGGACCGACGGATTCGAGATACACCAGCTGGACGCCGTCATCCCGGGTGTAGCCCAACAGGTAGAGCTGGCCGAGGCAGCGGAACTTGTAGACCCACAGCTCCGAGAGGTCGCCTTTCTTCTTCTCGCCGATGTCAGGGTCTTGGGCCACGGCCTCGACGGCTGTATCCACCTCGGCCACCACGTTGTCGTGCAGCTTCTTGTAGATGCGGGCAAAGCGTCGGGTTTGGCGAACGTCCCAGCTCATGCCTTGGCTGCCGAGCGGGGGACGAAGACGGTGCTGTCCTCTCGTGGCTCGGCCATGCTCATCAGGCTCTCGGCAATGAAAGATGCGGGCAAATCCGGGTTGTCGAGCGCAGCTCGACCCACCTTGGCCCAGAACTCCACCTGGCCTTGCACGGTACGGAACTCGGCCTTGGCTGCCGCGCGTGCAGCGCTGACCAGGCTCTCATCGATACGCACGGACACGGTGCTCATCGCAATCTCCTCTGAAATTCATTTACCACAATTGTAGTCATGCGCTGCGGTGTGGTCAAACGACCTGGGATTCAATCCATGACCGATCTGCCATACCTGGCGTCTCGCCTGTACGGGACGCCACTCTTGATTGCGCGCCCCAAACTTGAAGTGATCCTCGGGGTGGTGGCCAGAAAGATGGCAGGCGACACGCTCGCCACGCCACCGCCCACCACCCTGGAAATATCGATGTCGGGCGGCCTCCAGAACTTGGAGGGCATCGCCATCCTCCCGGTCCTCGGCACGCTGGTGCGGCGCTCTTCGTATATCGGCGCCGCCAGTGGCCTCACCAGCTACCACGACATCGAGGCCATGGCCGAGCAGGCCTTTGCCGATCCCCAGGTGCGCGCCGTGCTGCTGGAGATCGATTCCAGTGGAGGCGAGGCGGGCGGCGTGTTCGACCTGGCCCAGCGCCTAAGGCAGCTGGCGCAGTCCTCGGGCAAACCGCTGTGGGCCATCGCCGATGAGGCGGCACTCTCCGCCGCCTACGCCATTGCCTGTGCGGCCGACCGCCTGTGGCTCACCCGCACCGCCGAGGTGGGCTCCATCGGGGTGGTGGCGGTGCACGTCGACGAGTCGGTGGCCGATGCCAAAGCCGGGATGACCTACACCTTCCTGCACGCCGGCGCCCACAAGGTCGATGGCCATCCGCACGCACCACTTCCGGTGCCGGTCGCTGCCGACATCCAGGCGGACATCGAGCAGCTACACGCGCAGTTCATCGCCTTGGTCGCCGGATTCCGTCGGCTGACACCCGAAGCGATTCGTGACACCGAGGCCCGCGTCTATCGCGGTGAGGCAGCGCTGCAGGCGGGCCTGGCCGATCAGATCGGCACCCGTTCCGAGGCACTGGCCGCTCTGCAACGGCAACTCGCCATGAGTGCCGGACGCAGCCTGCGTAACAAGGCCGCTACGCGGTCGGCCACCCGCACGACTTCCCGGTCCCAAACCTTCCCGAAGGAGATCTCCATGAATGATCACAACCC